GTAAAGATATTGTATTCTTTACACTATTAAAATCTATATCATCTTCTTGATTGACATTATAAGTACAAATTAATTCCTTTGGTTTGTCCTCATTTTGTAATACATAAATTTTATCGAACACGACCTTGAAGTTTTTCGTAATGTCACGAATTGATTGCTCAAGATTATGTTGAGTCGTGAATGTACATAGTAATTGTGTTTTCATTATCCATACACCTTTTTATGAGAATCTTTTAATTTATTAGCAAATTCTTTATCCATTTGCATCTCAAATTTCATTGAGCTACCACCATATCCAACACCATCTTGTCTTATAACGATACTTGCTACATTAAACATCTCATCTTCAAGACCTGCTTTATAAGCAAGTGCTGGTGGATCTACATCTTCATTTACTACTAGATTCTCTTTAATTTTTTCAAAATCAGAAGTTCCAAATAACTCTTGCATTGTATCTGGATCTAAACTTAAATCTCCTATTGCCATAGTCTCCTCACCCTCACCAACAGATTTTAAAGGAAACTCTTTTCTAATATCTTCTAACATACCTGCTTTTAATTTAGGATTGTCAACTACTGCTCTTGTTGCACTTGCAGTGTAATCTCTTATTTGTTTTACATGAGACTGAACCCATTCTTCTTCTTTTGTTGGGGGATTACTTGTTGTCATTCTACCTGTTTTTGTATCATAATCAGTTTTTTCAACCATAGCCATCCATACGGTTTTTGCTGATTTTCTACTTGTTGGTTTAGGCAAATCTAATCCAAATTCTTCAATAGCTTTGTTAAGACTATCTCTTTCTTTATTTGAATATTCTTTTGCATCAATCTCACTACCAACACTATCTTCATCCCATTCTCTAAATTTACCAGTAGAAGAATTCAAAAAGTTTATTTTTACATCCTTTTTAAGAGACACCTCATCCATAATATCTTCACCATCTTTAGTTGTCACTTTTACATACATGTCTGTTGAAAAACCTTTTGAACCATTGTAATCGTCCCAACCCATAGCATTAACATCTTCTTCGGTATCCCAAGCAGTATTAGATATCTCAACTCCTTCGCCGTATTTTTTCATAATTCTATCTCTAATGGCTTTTCTACTCTTACCAGCTGCCAATATCCAACTTTTATTTATTACTCTTTTACCAGGTGCTTTTAAATCAGCATTATTTTCTATTGTTGCTTTCTCATGGTCTAACATAGAATTTTGTAAACTCTCCCATTCGTCATCACCCATAGAAGTTGCCATCATGGTTAACACTTCACCTGCTTGTGCTGATATTGCACCCGCTCCACCTTTTGAAATCAAAGTGGATATTTCAGGTTTAGTGCCAACTCTTTTACTATTCATCATTCTACTTATTAACTTTGTATATTTTTTTGGAAACTTACCTTTATTTAACTCTTCAGGTATTTCAAATTTAGGTGGCGGTTCTCCTATCTCCAAGTCATTCTTGAATTCATCATCATCTGGCTCAATATCTTCTGTAAATGTTTCTGTCTCAGATGAATTTACTTTCTTTAAAGTTTTATTTTTCCCATTGATAATTCTCTCCTTTTGTTGAGATTGAGTATCAGTATCACTATCATCAATGTCGTCATCTTTCTTACTTGACAGAGAATCGGTATATGTATCAGTAGAAAAATCTATACTCTGTTTTTCTTTTTCTTTTTTATCTTCTTCACCACCTTTTTCTTTGTCATCTAAACCAGCAGCCGTTACAGCAAGTTTTTTATTTTTGTCCGAGTCACCTTTCTTTATATCACTAGCATATTGTTTGATTGTATCTAAAGATGTTTCTCTATCTTTACCATCTTTATCTTTCCATTTAACTTTATCGTCTTGTTCTAATGTCAAGATAACATTATCAACAATGTCTTTATCAATACCTTTTGATAGACAAATTTCTTTTAATAAAACGAGGTGATAATCATTGTTAGGATTTGGTACACCATTTGGGACAATTCGTCTCCACTCTATAAAAAGTTTTCCTAAATCAAAACTCATAATCTGTTAATGTCCCATAAGTGTTACCGACTTTACTGTGTATAATAAAATTATCTTGTCGTAAGATTTTTTGGATGTCATGTATTGTTTCCTTTCCATCTTCCTTGGCATAATCAAATAAAAAACTATCATAGTTGTAATGGACTATGTTAGTCTTTCTCTCTAATAAATATGTGTGTAATTTTTTTAAGATAGTAACATTCCGCTCTGTTTCATACGCCTGTATGTAATAATTAAATAACTTCTGAGCATTTAGATCACCTAAATTAGCTCTCTTCATTGGTCGTTTATAAATATGTGTTAAGATTCTATTCCGAGTCATATATTCGTCATAAAATACTTTTACCAAATCTTCCACACCTCTGAAAAACTCACTCATCTTAGCAATGTCTTTTCTGACACCACCATATAAGTTTTGAAATGTTAGTGTTTTTGCTTCTCCCTCTGTCACACCTAAGTCTTCTGCTAACTTACCATAGACCGACTTATTACCAAAGTCATAATCAATTAGTTTGGCAATCAATCTTGGGTGATACGACTCAAAATCAAACTCTACGAATACATCGTTAAGTGGAGAGAATGCCTTTCTTTGTTCTTGTGTAAGAGCAGCAAAGTTAAGATTGTGAATAGAGTTAGATGGTCTTGATGTAGTTGTAAAAAAGTTATAGTTCTGATATATCTTCTTCTTGTGAATATACTTTAACATATGGTCACCGAATATCTTGGTGAAATCTGTATTGACTCCGATACCATTTGATTCTAACTCACCGAAAGCATTTATAAAGTCATTGTGAAACTTAATAAATGTCTCTCCATTATACATACTATCATATTGTGGAACTTTTTCACATAATTGTTCTATCATCTTATCTAACGGATAGTAATATGTAAAATCATCTTGGTCGTAAAAGTTGTCCCATTGTATATGTTCAAGTGGTTGGTTTAATATCCAATAGTTTAAGATATCAGCACAATATTGTGGGCGACCAGCAAAATCATAAGAGTATCCAGCTTTCCAATCATCAATCAACATACCTTCATCTGGATAATCTATATCAACAGTCATCTTCTCATAATGATTAGCGTAAACTAACTTATGTTCTATAGCATCGTAAGCTAAAACTAAGTCATTTAACGGGTGAGACTTGGACCAGTTAGGTTTAGAAATAACCAATTTAATCATATGTTAAGTTACATATAATTTAATGAAATGTCAAGTAATTTATCCTACGAAACCAGCTTCTGGATCATCTGCAATAGTTTTAATAGAATCCATCTCTCTTTCATCAGATTCAAAAATTACTTTCAAATCTGCTTTTATCGTGCAGTAATTAGTCCAAACTTTATTTGCTAAATCTTTTAAACCTTGTGGTTTATAGAGTTGACTTGGTATAACAAAAGATGGAAAAATAGATGTATCTGAGTGACCACTTACACTAATCTCATAAAAATGAACCCCTACCCCTTCTAGTTGGTCATTTGTGTTGTAGAGAAAAGTTTTTGTAGAGACATCCCAATATATCCCATATAGTAAATTTAAATCTTTACTAAAAAATAAATACTCTTCTAAAAATTGTGAAACTTTTTGTCTATCTTTATAATAGCTAAGTTTTTCTAACAATGATTCTTGAAAATCATCTAGTCCCCAAGATGCTCCTGGTTGGTCGAAGTTATCTATAAGTTCATCACCAAATGGTCTTTGTGATACAAAAACTCCTGGTTTTGCTCTTCCAACCACATCTGCTTGTTTATTAGTATTGAATAATGAAAAAGGTGTTCCTTTATCTTTTAAAAGTGACCAATCTATAAAATCGTCACTTATTAAAGCATTTGTCATAGCAATCCACCAAGCTAATTCTCCAGAATCTATCGTCTCTGGTATTTGAACTCCATTTATTAATTTGTTAGACCGTTTACCTATACCAGCTTTTTTTTGTTTTTCTTTTTTATTTTCAGAATCCCAAATAAAAAATGACCTTGCCCAACTTAGACTAGGTATATCATCATATGACATATTTGCTCTATCATTATTAGGAGCAGTAGTTTTAATAACCTCTATATCTTTTCTTATGCCCTTTACAGCTAATTTAGTAGTTTCTACATCCTTTCCATCATACTGAGCGCCACCTTGATTCTTACTCATATCTTCTGCTGTTTTTTCTTCATAAAGTGGATGTAGTTTAACTACTGGTAAATTTTGATTTTTATTATAACTAAATGTTTTTTGTTTTTCATTAGGTTTTAATCTCATTACAGTAGTGTATGTCGTGTCCCACATCGAAGTTCCAATGCTATGGTCAACTCCTACGATTTGAAAATAAACTCTTTCTTGATAATGTTTTGGTAAAAAATTAATCGTGAAAAAATCACCGATACCCAAAAAATTATTTCCATATATTTTTAATGTTAAATTAACAGGTAAAACAGGTGAAATAGTATTATTTTTCGGACTTATAAAATTATTCTTTTTTGCATTTAATAATTTTAAATCTCTATTACTTTTAGCGTAAAGAATTGGTGTACCATCAGGCATCTCTGTTTCTAATTCAGCTTCTACATTTACCACATCATCTGTTTCAGTTTCATCAGATGGCTTTCCAAACATTTTTTCCCAAAAACCAGGTTCTAAAAGGTCTTTTTTCTTATCTAAATAATTTTGATAATCACCTTTAACTAAATTATTTGTATTATAATTTTGTGAAGGATCTATAAAAGAACCCCTAATATCAGTTTCTTTTGCTATTATATCATTCATATTCACAGTCAAAGCTTTGTATCTTTTTGGAGGATCTCCATAGTCTGGTAAATGTTTTATTTGATATTTTTTATCTGTTGCTTCAGGATCAACTATAATAGAATTTAAAAAATTAAATTTCATCAATTCTAATTCATCAAAATATTGTGGTTCTGATAAGTTTCCTATAGCAATCATACTTGATAATCCAGCTTTTGGAGTCTCAAACTTCAAATCTGAATTAAGAACTACTGTGTTTCCTGATGTGGTATCAAACATTAATACTTCATCATCAAACAATTCTGCTGAAACATTGATATCAGTAAAAGTTAATGATACTTGTGCGTCATTATTAGAAATCATTTTGATGTTAATGATATTGCCAGAGTCTTCATATATTTGGTCAAAAATAAATTCAAGTGCATCGTTTACATTTTGACTTTTTTTAAATGCTTCAGATATGGTGGGCACGGATATAAATAAATCTCTTAATGGTATTCTTCTTTTTTCTATGTCATTATCAACTCCACCAGCATCTTCCCAACCAGTCGGTTTCAATTTATTATATGTATCGTTCCAAGTCTCTGGATATAAAAAAGAAAGTCTATCGTCATCACTATAGAATTTTTGTTTTTGTAAACTTAATAAATCAGCATCAAATCTAGCCCAAGAGTCTTTACTACTAAAACTATTTGCAAACGGATTTGTTTTTTCTTCTATTTTTGTAGTATCATTTCCCTCATCGTCAAAATATTGCCAAAAAGAAATAAACTGATTTAAAAACTTATCTTCAAATAAACCATACGAAATGTAAACAGCTTCTTTGTCACCTAATTTGTCTTCTTCCGAATCACCATGTATTACATTTTGATAATATATTCCTGATTTTCGTGAAATCAAATCAATCATTCCTAATGATTGATCTATTCCTTGTTGATATCTCCTTTCGTCATCATCAAAAAAGTCTTTTACTAAAGACTTTCTTTGTTTTGCTGTAAGTCTATTATTACCAGCAATAAGAGCATCAACATCTATTTGAATACCAGAAAATGCTAAAAAGTATCCCATTAATAATTCTTCTATTGAATTATCAAATATAAATTTTAAATTATTATCATCACTAATCGTTTTATCTAACAAAGAATAATTAGATGATACAAACTCTAAACTACAATTAAATGAACCTTTTTCATCAACATTAACATCATATTTTGTTACTTGACCACTAACCGTTGTTGTAAAACCTTTTTTTATACCATCTTTGTCAGGATAAATACTTTCATAAAAATTAGCCATATTTAAATTTTTGTTACTTACTTTATCGTTTGGGTTATATAAAGTTAAAGCTTTATCAGACCAACCAAAGTCTACAAATACAGTAGCGCCCGGTTTTAAAAAAAAAGGTAAAAATATGTTGTCAAAATCATGTTTATTGTGAACAGTAAAATTTACAGTCGTCCTTCTTAAAGCACCAACTGCACCCTCTGATTTAGAATTTACTGAGGTTATACCTGATGTTGGTTTAAAATAAGGATTATCTTGAAGTTCTGGTTGATATTTTTGATTTGATACTGAATCTAATTCATTATATGAGTCATTTAAGTTTTCGTTTATTGTGTATATGTTAACTTTACCAGCCTCTATCCTCTCATACTTTTTATCTTCAGAGTTGTATTTAGCCTCATATGCATTAACAGCAGTCCACATTCTAGCATAGGGAGTTCTGTCACCTAAATAAGTCTCGCTATCAAATGATACCCCAATAGATTTTTTCTGAACAGGATCGCCTGGTTGTATTTCAAAAGTACCTTCTTGTAAGAATTTGAAGTAATCACGAATTGTTTTGTCAACATTCGCACCAAAAACTTTTTTTGATAAATCCATTTTACTTTATGGTTGCTTGTTCTGTAGAAATAGGCACCCTCAACTGAGTTCCAGCTTCGATGTTATTTGATTTTAAATTATTTGTTGAAGCTATATACCACCAAAGTTCTGGTGTTCCGTAATATTCTTGTGATATTAAATCACACCTATCACCTTCTGTCGCAATAAGAAGTACATCTGAATTACTTTCTTCAAATTTTGGAAGATAAGATGTCCCAATTGAAACAAAATTTTTGTTTTGGATTTTTGTTGTATTATTGTATCTACTCATTAGTATGCTCCATAAAACCTATCATTTAACTGCGGTGGTTTTTTGTTTAGTATTTGATATGATATTGCTATATCAAAGTGTCTTGCTAAAGACCTTAGAGCATCCCAATCACCTTGTTCATTAACAGTATACGAAATTGATTTTATAAAACCAAACTGACCTTTGTCTCGTTTTCCTATGTGAGCCATGTATAGTTCTACAAATGGTGGTTTCATTCTTGTTAAACCATCACTATCAGGTAAATACTGAGGATATGCCAATGAAGTTAGTCTTTCCATTTTTTCATACATAATCTTTTGTTCAGTATAGTTTGCAGGATACACTTTCAAATTAAAACTTATGTCTCTTTCTGCTCTCTCATACATATAAACAGGTTCACTTCGACCAATGTAATTAGTGGGTGTAAATGACGGACTTACATTTTCAGTTATACCAGTAACATAACCTCTAAAATAAATGTGTTTACCATCTCTTAAATCTTTTATTCTTACATAAAAGTCCCCTCTTTTTTCTGGAGCTATTTCGTCATCAACTTTAGTTTTAGTAACAGGATGTAATGAAACAAGGTCAATGTAATTAGTTTCTCCAGGACCTCTTCCCAAATCTATAAAAGGTGTTGGTCTTCCAAGAACAGGAAGTTGAGATGCTTCTTCTAGTTCTCTTAACACCCTTACTTTTGCAGTATCAATAGCTCTATTGGCTTCGTCAACGACAGCACCTAATAGTGGATTATCTGGTTTTGGTATATCAGGTATTTTATTAAGTGCTTCATTAACTGCTTTGTCTATTATATTTACTGGATTATCTCCAAGATTTTCAAAAGATGCTCCAATTTTAGCTCTGTCTGAATATTCAAGTCCACCCAAAACTGGATTAGCAATATCACCCACACTTAATTGAAATGGATTTAGTGGTTTGTTTGCTTCACGACCTTTTATTAAGTCTTCGGTTTCTTTAACCAATTGATCTCTTTTAAGTCTACCTTCTAACCTTCTTTTATTTCTTTCGGCTAGATTGTCACTTATATTACCATATGATGTTTTTACATTATTTGCTTGTGATCTTCTTTCAGCTCTTTTAGCTTGATTTTCACTTAAGTCGTTATAAGCTGATTTTAAATTTTCTAGTGCCATTATGCCATACCCTCAGTAGGACTACCACCACCAAAATTTGCACCTTTAGCAATTCTTGCTACTAAGTCATTTCCTTCAGCTCGGAGCACATATTCTCCACCACCACCACCACCACCATTATAGGCAAATTCTCCAGCATTTCCAAAAGAAAGATTTTGCCCCACTTCGTTGACTCTTCGAACAGGTATTGGATTAGTTGTTGCCAACACAGAGTCTCTTGGATTCAAACTAAATATACCAGCAGGTCCCATCATTGTAGTGATACCACCAGGTCCAGATGTGAAGTCATTTACGCTTTTTGCTTTTGCTAACGAGGCTAACATTGTTGCTACTGCACCAGCGGCTATAGCAGTTAATGCAATAGTTCCAAAACCTAAAGTTGCACCTGAACCTAAAGCAGCACCTTTAAAGTATTCTGCTATAGCCAGTCCAATCGATTTCACAATACCACCACCAGCAGCCAAATTAGCTTTTGCTTGAGCACTAGCAGCCAACAAGGCATTTGCCTTTACCATAAGATATGCTGTGCCTAATGTAGTCAAAGTTCCCGCTAACACTGGAGCTAAAGCATTCATTTTTTCTAGTCCTTGTAAAACTGACGCTATAGGTGATAACATAGCATTCAATCCACTCGCTACTACAGATAACACAGGACCTACAGAGTTAACTAAATTAGCACCCAAAGCAGCAAATTGTCCTGATAATTTAGATATGTTTGATATACCCTCTTCCCCTAATAAATCTTCAAAGTTACCAGATGCCATAGCTCCACTTAAGGTTAATTTATCACTTTGTCCAACTAATTTTGCCATTTCTCCAACCGAAACACCAATTGAATCAGCAAGAGCTTTTCTTTGTATAAGATTTAAATTTAAGAAGTCTTGTTCAGAACCAACTTGTTTTACAACTTCTGACATAGCACCAGCTATATCACCACTAAGAGCAGCTTCTCTTGCCCTCTGAAAATTAAGTTGTTTTCCTATTAATACAGAAGCTTCGACCTCTTTGGTTATAGAAGATTCAAAATCTAATAATCCCTCAGCAATTTTAGCAGTCTGTGATAATGACATCCCCAAACTTCTTGCTTGAACGGCTGCCTCTGCTATGTTGTCACCACCACCCTTTGTAAACAAAGCAATTTCTTCAGCAGAACCAGCTATGTCTCTAAGGACAGCAGATGGAGCAACTCCTCTTTGTCTAGCTAATTGAAAAGCCCCCTCAGCAAGTGACTCAGCTTGTTCGGCTGATAGATTGGCAACTTGTGTTAAAGAACCGAATAAATTTGCACTTTCATCAGATGATAATCCTAAAGCTTTACTCGTATCAAAAACTTTAGACGATAACTTTGCAGCCTCATCAACACTCATTCCGAAATCGGATGCCAATGTATTTGTTATAGAAGCTACATCTTGTATACTACCACCAAGTTTTGTTGCTTCTACTGATGACCTTAATAAATCTGTTTGAAACTCTTTACCCATCACCGATAAACTACCGAATTGTTGACCAATCGTGTCTATCGCACTACCAAACTTTGTCGCAATACTAACAGCAGCTGCTAGTATACCACCAATTGTTAAATTTTCTTTAATTTTGGCAGTTAGGTCTTCTTTCATTTTTTGTATTTGTAACATCCCCTTTTCAACAGCCATACCTTTTATGTTTGTCTTTAGAGAATCCGCGATAGCAGTATGACCTATTTTATTATATCTCACTATTTCTTGAGCATTCGCACTCATCTGCTCTTTGACTTTTTTAAGTTTAGATTCGGTGTCTAATTCTGATTTTTTATCTTCTGCCATTCGTTGTATTATACTGGCAGTATTTTTTGCAGCAACTGACAATTGTTTTTGTTTACCTATTTGAGAATCTAATATTCGTCCAAAAGCACGACTTAAATCATTTCCCTCTTTTATGGCTTCATTTGCTAACTTTTGAGCTTCTAATGTTTCTTTTGGTGTTGCCACTATTATACTCTATATCTTTTAATTTTAACTGGTTTTGCTTTGGGATTGTTTTTTCTAATTTCAGCAGTAGCTGCCTTTTCAAACTCAGAAATAGCATCGTTTAAATCATCTACCGCATTTGAAAATTTAGAACTTCTTTTTAAGATAGGTTGAGTAATCAACTTTCGTATAATCTTATCAATTATTCCTTCTTTCAATATATTTTTACCACTCATATATGACATGACACAGTTCTCCTATATACATTAATAAATATAAAGAAAAGAGTTATTTAGGAGAAAATCTACGAGGGATTGTTGACTGTTGTTTTGGTTGTGCGGCATCAATCTTTTCTTTTTCTTTCTTTTTAAAATCCATAAACTCTCGTAAATAAAAGTTTTTCAAATGAACAGGCATATTGTAGACATCACTAAATGTGAAGCCAGGTGTTCCATAAATAAAGTAAAATATAGATTGATGTATGTCTAATTTATTAGACGGACTTAGGCCAAAAAAACTCGACTGTAAGCGGAATTGACACGCTCACAGTATTACCTCCTATTTCGATTTCCGATGTCAAGTCAATATCGGGAGAAATCTCTTGAATGTAATTTCTCAATGCCATAGAATCACGAGCTAACATATTCTGTGAAAACACAGAAATGGTTTCTTGTTTATTATCACCATCTACTTCAATAATCGTATAACGAAGTCTTGTTGTTATCTCTGAATTATATCCAATTTTTTTGGATTGTTCTAAATCTTTTTCAATTAATTTTTCTTCAACACCTGTAAGAAGTTTGAATTTTATTTTATTTTTTCCAACTGGTGTTTCAAAATCAAAAGAGTTGTCACTATAATCAACACCATCGACTGCTTCTTTAAAAGGACACTCAGTAAGGTCGAATGTATGTTCAATTTTTTGTTCTAAATTATTTGGGTTGGCTACCTCACAAGTGTAATGTGGACCGTAGGCAAGAATACGAGAAGCAACTAATACAGCATTCTTATCACCTAAAACCAACTGTTCTTGTTTGACACCTTGTGTAACTATCAAACTATCTAATAATTTATCAATAACCACACCTTGTGTGATAAGATTTTCAGACATAAGAATGTCTTCTTCTTTTGTGGTCATGTATTTTAATTCTAATTTACCTTCAGAAAGTGGTGAATCTTTTGAATATAATTTTCCACCAGATGGTAAATCTATAACTTCCGTAGGGAACTTATGTTCTGACATTATAACTCCTTGTTGTATTTAATACAACGATTTTTTAAAATTCAAGTATAGCGTAATCGTATCTTAAGGTTAGTGTAATTTCAACAGGATTAGAATCAGTAAAATCTAAATCACCAAAAGCAGCATCTGAGATGTAAGTACCATGTAGTGTCCATTTCTCAATAATATCACCTACAGGTCCTAATACTTGAAAAGTAACATTTTTCTTATATGTATCTTGATACCCATCACGACCAGTAGAACTTTCATGATGTAGTCTTACCCAATCTATTACAGAAGAGGCGGCAGAGGGTACAATCGGGTCATACAAAGTAATTTGCATTGTCTGCCATCTACCTTTACCTTTTACATACTTTGTGATGTTCATGTGTTCCAAAACAACTTCATCAAAAGTTATTTGTGGTCTTTGCATCGTCTTGATTGTAAAAGCAGGTATACCTGTATCTCCTAACTCCATGATAAACCGATTTTTTAATTTCGGTTCATACGGTGTGTAAAATAATTCTTGTGGTGTTACTGTTGCCATTATTTATCTCCTGTAGTAATAAATATATCTTTTCCTAAAAATTATTCAGGAAAAGCAGCTCCTGTTGGTTGAACAACAAAGTCTAGCACAATAAATTCAGCAGCCCTTGTTGGTTGTATAAATATCTGTCCTATCAATTGATTTCTATCAATTGTCTCTTGTGTATTATTAGTATCGTCCATCACAACTCTAAAAGCATTTAATCCACTATTAGCTTGAACTTCTTCCATATAAGGATTAACAGTATTTAAAAACTGATTTCTTAGAGAATTTGTATTTTGTTCAAACACAAGATTTCTTGAAGAGTTAGCAACAAACTTCTTAAGATTAATTAACAATCTTCTTACATTTACTCGGTCAAGAGCAGAAGCTTTCTTCTGTGTTGTTTTCTGTCCAAAGACAGTAACACCTTGACCAGGAAAGGTAGCAATCGGATTTGAATTTGAATCATAAAGGTCATCACGATTTGCCTGTGTTAATTTTTTATATGCCCTAACTGCAGAATCGATACCACCCCTATTTAAACCAGCAGGTGCAAACCAAGGTTGTCCAACAGTATCGTTAAAGTTGTACACACCAGCAATAACAACTGATGGTGGAACATATCTGTTTACACCAGCAGTAGCATCTTGAATTTGTATCCAAGGATAATAAGTAGCAGCGTAACTTGAGTTACGAGCTTCAGTATTTGTTTTTGCAGTAGCCACATTAGAAGTCAAAGCAACATTATCATAAACCAAGAAACAGTCACCTCTATCTTGACACATTTCTATTGCTTGTCCTATAATTGAATTATGATTAGCATCTATAGCTTGGTCAATTACACCAGGTAATAAAAGTAGATTTATATCATGCTCATCTTTGTTACTTAAGATACTGATAGCAGTAGCATACCCACCACCTTGAGCAGAACCAGCAGGCTTAATAGCTGATTCTGACATATTAATACCTTGTGAATTTGAACTATCTATATCACCATAAAATTTAAATGGATGTGAGATATTCTCGTCACCATTTGAACCAGCAGTTTGTGCGGCTTCTGTACTCACTATAGTACCACCAGCTATATCCGTACCAGCTCCAAAAGCCCCACCATAACTTCCACTACCAATTACTGGTAAAGAAGCAGATAAAGCATTATTAGTTAAGTTACCATTTTCATCTAAGTAATTTGGTGTTTTCCTCGATTCTGGAAGATTACTTACTCTAACAAACTTTGACCTATTTGGAAAATCACCACTTGGTCTATTATAAGCAACACCATCTTCAACAACAACAGTTGTTGTTTGATTTCCAATTCTTTTTAAAATATAATCAGTTGAAGCAGGATCTAAACTTAAATTTTCGTGTGTTTCAATGACTACTTTTCTATTGGTTGTATCATTACCTTGTCTAATTAAAAGGGTAAATGTACCTTTAGAATTGTTTTTATTAGATATTTCATATCTGAAGTTATCAGCTCTTCCACCATAACTACCAGAAAGAAGTAGGTCATTTGTAGTAGAATGTGTTCTTATTGGAAGTAGATTATTATCTCCGAAATTAGAACCCGTTCCTACAAAATTATTAAACTGAGGACCATCGCCTAGTGCTTCAAGTGTAAAGAATTCAGCACTACCCGAACTCTCTCTTACAACCGCAGTAGCTTTTGATGTGTTACCTTCAGGTTCAGCAACTCTAACAACTGTTAGAGGACCACCTATTCTTAAATATTCTTTAGCAGTATGTGATGTTAAATATTGATAATTGTCACTACCGCTTTCTATTATCTCACCGAATATGTTGACAAACTCGGAGTAAGAGTTAACCATAGTTGGTTCAAGGATAGGACCTTTTACAGTAGGACCAACAACAGCTGCTCCTATGGGACCTGCAGTTGCGGGTAAAAAAGATTGGTCTATTTCATTTGTAAATACACCTGGTGATAGAATTTTTTCAGCCATTTGCTGTCTCCAAAATTAGATAAGATTCGTTACAATTATTCATATATAAATATTACCTAATTTTGGAAAGACAGAGAAAGTTATTTTATTTTTCTTCTTCGGAAGGTTGAACTTCTACAGATGGTGTAAAAACACCTGTTTGTGGATCTAATGAACCAGGTCCATACTTTTCAGTAATCTTTTGAAGAGTCTCTTGTTCTTCTTTTTTAAGAGATTCTAACTCTTCGTGTAGTTTAAACTCTTCTTCTTCAACCGACTCAGATTGTTTTTCTAAGTTAATTTTAGCAATCGCTAACTGACCAAACCTATTGGTAATTCCATTAGATTTATTGGAAAGTTCTTGAAGTGACTGTAGTTCTTGTTCTGTAAATTTTACTTCTGACATTTTAAAAACCTCTAATTTAGTTTGTTATAACAATTATATATATATAATTATAAAAGTTTTTCGGAAAAAGTAACTTTTTTTGGTGTATAAGCTCTACCCAATTCAGCAGTTTTACCAAATACATTATCAGTAAATTCAGGTATCATATATCCTTTTATTGATAGACTTAATTCATTTCTTATTATTCTCTCACCTTGTGATTCCATTTCTATTTCGTTTGATATATCACCATCAAGTGATGAAAGAAAACGATGAGATGTTTGGTCACCAAAGTAAGTTTCTAAATGCTCTACCCAAAGATTATTTAAATCATTCATCTGTTCTATAAAAGATGTCATCATAACTACACTATAACTACAAACCACAAAATCAGGCATACCTGTCTTCACAAACTCTTGTACAGGTTTTTGACCTGTTAAAACAGCAAACCTATCATATCTATTATTTTTACTCCAACCACTACTTGAACGAACAACAGATACAAATTTTCCTTTTACATCATTATCAAAAGATAGTGGCATATCAGGATTCATACTAAGTGATGTTCTTTTTATCACTATCATCGGTAAAATTATTACACCGTTTTTATCTCTTAGTGTTCCTCTAGCTTTTATAGACTTCCATCTTTCTTCATTACCATAAAGAACAGGTACAGAAATAGTTTCATTCTCTTTAACACCAATAGAGAATCCCTTACCAGCATTTTGACCACCTGGCTTCTTAATGACTACTTTAGAATTACCTTTTTCACTTCGAATACTTGTTTGTTCAGCACGATTTACATTTGACTCGTATCCAGCATTATCATTTGTTATTGGTTTAATTGCCACGGCGTAGTTTCCTTAGTTTATCTAACTTACTCTCTGATGTATTAGCGTACTCTTCAGACTTTAATCCTTTGGTAGAAGCTTTATCAATTGCAATTTGTTTTTCAATTGGAACATCAACTGCTCCTAAAGTTATGTTCTCCTTCTCTCCATAAATATTACCTTGTTTCAGTAAATCTATTATCTCATCAAACTTATCAGCTCTTGGTTCTCCATATACATTCTCAATGGTTTCTTCTACTGCTTCTTCTACCCTAACAGGTTTTACATGATGTGACCTACGAGGTTTCATAACAAGGGTTTTATCTAACAATTGAACGGCCATTATCTCGGTCTTTCTTCTATATTAATAGATGACAATCTACTACGATGTGCTGTTGCTTTAATAGCATGACTAAAGTTTGGGTGACCACCAATAAGTTGTGGTTCTGTTACTCCGTTTATTTCCCAATACCAATCATTCCAATCACATACATCACCAGCTTCAGGAAAAAAGTTTAGTGAACCACTAGCTAAGTTATTTCTCTGAAACATCAAATCAATCGTAGAGTTTGTATCTGGTCCTGCTTCTTGAAATTGTTCTACTTCAGGAGCATTATATCGTATCAGACAATTTACCCTAAATCCTACATTAAAATACTTAGTGGTAGATTCACCATATATGTTTGAATTTGTGTGTTCAGGCGCTACTTTATAGATATCAACTGACTGACCAACTATCTCGTCAATCAGTTCTTCGTTCATATGGTCAACTAAGTTTATTTCCTTTTGGGAAATAAAAAATGGTCGTGTAGCAGACATCTATTATCCTATGAATATGTTTAATGGTGCTTTTGCCAACACCTCTTGTTGAGCATTAGCTTCTTCAGCTTCAGCTTTTAATTTTTCTGTTAAAGATACTGATTCTAAAAATTCCTTTAACTCTTCTAATAACTGTGTTTTTTCTTCTCTTCCTTCAGTCTTTAAAGCTTCACCATCCAATGTAACTTCACCATCAGGTATAGGCATAGAGCTATACTTACTTCTAATGATACCTAATAGCTCTTTAGCAAGAGCATAAGTATACTTTCTAATCCATTGACGACCAGGTTGATTAATGGAATTATAAGTAATAAATTTGTATGGAACATTAGAAGGATCAGATACACCACCTTGTAAAGAAGCACTAATATTGTTTGTGTTTCTAATATCATCCTTAACATAATACTCAAACCATATTTTCTCACCAGCATCATTAGTTGTTGGTTCTGGAAATATTCTTAAATTGTTATTGTGTATTTCAAAAGAGTAAGCACTCTTTCTTACCAAATCCGATGTTTCAATAGCATTTGCTCTAGCCAAGTCATAAGATATTGGTTTAAGAACAAAAGATATTGCTGGAGAAACATTACCAAAACCAAAAGCATCAAGAAGTTGTCTTTGATCAAAAGTACCAGCATAAGGATCATAAAATCTTGATACGGCTGCTGGTTGATGATTAAAAACTCTTTGTACTTCAATTCTTTTTCCACTTTCACTCACATTAGCCCAAACATCTTGTAAATCATAATCTTGTTTTGAACCACTTAATGTAATAAATCCTTTTTTCAAATCATAGGTTTCACTCATCCCAGCAAGTTGTCCGTATTTATCAGAAAGAGTTACAGATGGTCCTAATGTAGGTGTCACTGGATCTAAAGAACCTGTACTAAGTGAACCCGATATCCTATTTTTTTCACCATACTGTTCCCACATCCAATTCTTTATATTGTAATTATTGATGTGTTGTGAGTATTCATTTACTGCTTCTTCAAAACAAGCATAGATAGAACCACTTGGTATTTCAAGTTGTAAAACAGGAAAACCAAGTCGTTTAGCACACCACTTAGTTACTGATTGAATATCAGTTGCAAATGTGGAGTCTGAATCATAAGTTCCATATGGAGTTTGTCCTGCGACAAAAGCACCTGATGGATCTTCATAGGCGTAATCTAATTTTGGCATAATATAATTCTCCTACCTATAAATATATACTTTATAAAAACAAAAGGGGGAAACCTAAGTTTCCCCCTATGTTATGTATCAGATATATGATTTAGTTTACACTAAGTCAAGTGACTTACAATGTATCAAACCATAGAACTCTGGACGAATCATCTTCTTAGCGTAACGAGTCATCACACCTTTTCTTGGTGTAAAATCACTAGGATCGTATACCAATGGAGTTGTAATTAACGGAACGTAAGGACTATATACAGCACCAGTTTCTAGGAAGTTACTTCCTCTAAATCCAACCAAGATTGAATTTTCAGTCATGTAAGGATTCTTGTAGACAGTATATCTACCAGCAGCTTGACCGACTTTAGAAATACCCATACCAAATTGGTCATTTCCACCGTCACCAGGCTGACTTACATAGCCAGGAAGTGATTCAAGGATAGTAGCAACTTTTGGAGCAACAACTACAAAGTTAGCACCACCACGAAGTGTCAAACGATGAATTTCGTTAGATACTTTTTGAATCTTAGAAACTAGAGTCTGATACCACTCAAATCTAGTGCCATAAAAGACATTAGATACGAAAAGATTAGTAGCAGAATCAAAATCCTCACCAGCTTTTGCTGACCAGTATTCTTCTGTCACAGCATCTGAAATCAACATATCAAGAATTTCCAAATCAATTTCCATTGAGATGTAATCACTTAACATAGATGTTAATTCAGCTTCTGCATCAACAGAGTGATAAGCGTTTAAGTCTTGAGCAAGCTCAGGTGACCAAACAGCTTTCAACTTACGAGTCTTAGCAACGATTGGTAAAGACCTCATTTCAAGGTTAACTTCAGGTATACTTAGAGTATCTTGAGTAGCATTACCAGTTCTATCTTCAAAATCACCTCTGTCAGTAGCAGTGTTTGCATGTAGTAAATCAACATTATAAGATCCACTAGCATCATTAGCATTAGAAGCAGACACAATAAATGTTACATTAGCGCCATCTTCTTTAGTGTACTGAGATAAAACTGTAGCATCAGTAGCTGTTATATCCCAAGCCCTAAGAGCTTTGTAATCAGCTTTTGAAAAGTTACTTTTCGCAATAGTAACTTTAAACAAATTGTTACCAAGTGATGCTGAATCTTCACTATTAAAGTCAATTTCTTTAAAAGTAGCTACAGAAACTGCAGTTGAAGATACGGCGACAGTTGATGAACTAACTGAATACCCATACTTACCAGCTCCGTAAAGACCATCTGTATCTGTTCCAAAAGGAGCAGATGAACCAGAAGGTGAGTTAGGACCTGTTTTTCCGTGAATTGAACCACCGGAAGTGAACTTATTTTGACTTGATCCATACTTGAAATCAAGATAGAAAACTAGTCCAGAAGGTAAGTTCATTGGTTGAACAGAAACAAGTTCCTGCGCAACGATGTTTCCAAATACTCGTCTTACAAGTGGAAGAGCAACTCCAGACCATTCTTCATCACCAACACCAGCACCGGCGTTAGGTGAAGTTTTAGAATTCTCAGATATTAACTGACGTGCCTGGTTTTCTAACAATGTAGCCATACCAGAGCGTTGCCACTCATTATCCATTCCTTCTAAAAGTCCAGATTGTTCCCACTTAGTAACGAGCTTAGCGGCCTCATCTTTTTGCTTCTTAATAGGGGAAGCAGAATTCAGAAGACCTTCGTTTATATAATCGCTCATTTTATTTTCTCCGAATTAAAGCGGTTTAAGATTTAATACCAGCAAGTTTTCTGAAACGGTTTGCAACTTGACTTTCCTCACTAATGATTTTAGTCTTAGGTGCAGTTCCACCAGATTTCTTACTAGCATACGATTCCTTAACAACTTCTTTTCTCTCACCACCATTGTCTTTATAAGACTCAGCAAGTGTAGAGTAAACCAACTTGATTTCACGAGTTGTTTGAGCTCTATCAAAAGTCTCAACAATTTTTAACTTTTGATCGTTACTCAATACAAACTCTTTGAAAAGTTTGTTAGTGTATAGAAGTTTAGCATTAAGGATGTTAACTTCATGAAGCTTGTCTTTTAAATAGACAACAGCTTCCTTATATTCATTAAGCTCATTACTTAGCTTATTAACTTGTTCGTGAGTTTTACCTTTACCAGGATCTTCCTCGTCACCAGCAGAAGGCTGTTTTACTCCGGAACCTTTACCGATTCCAGATGAAGTAGATTGTTCTTCAAGGTCTTCTTCGTCTTCTTCGTTAACGATTTCTTCGTCAACTTTTTCTTCTTCGTCATCAGGACCTTCAGTTATTTCTTCTTCGTTAACAGATTCTTCTTCGTCACCAGGATCACCAGCTTCTTCTAACTCTTCTTCAAGCTCTTTGATTACTGCTTCAAGATCTAACTCTTCAGACTCATCCATATCTTCGTCATCGTCATCTTCTCTACGAGGATCGTCTTCGTCATGCATACCTTCTTCAACATCTTGAATTGGAGCATACTTCACACCATCGATTTCAACGATTTCAGATTCATCGACTTCTTCTTCATCATCGTCATCTTCTCTGCGAGGTTTGTCGTGCATACCTTCATCAGGATCTTCATCATCATCGTCATCTCTACGAGGTTTCATACCCATACCTTCATCAGTTTCTTCTTCTTCTTCATCTTCGTCATCGTGCATACCTTCTTGAAAATCTTCATCTTCTTCAAGGTCTTCTTCCGCAAGTTTAGCAGAAAGCATAGATTTTAGATGTGGAGTGAATGCTTCTTCAAGAGCCATTTTAGCATTTTGTAGAGCAGTTTCACGAACAGCTTTAGCATCAGCGATAGCTTCTTTTAATAAATCAGACATATTATGTCTCCCATACTATTTGTATTGGAATAAAGTTATTCTGAAACTTTAATTAGGATTAATTTTTTTTAGACTCTGTAAGACCACAGAGTATTGAGGTTACATATAAGTATATAGAAAAAAATAAAACCTAATCATTTAGACGAAGAGATTTTATTTTTATCAATCTCTGTTTTCTTTTTTCTCGTCTAGCAGCAGATGGTTTTTGGTAGAATTCCCTTTCTCTTAACTCTTTAAGTAAGTTAGAATTTTTTACTTTTCTCTTGAATTCCGATATTGCTCTTTCGTAACTTTTATTTGTAGCATCTACATAAAGTATAGACGATTGTTTTTTCTTTTTTCTTTTCTTTTCAAACATATTAAAACCTTTTTTTTTGTTATTCGTCATCTTCTTCTATTAGTTGAGCTTCAGATAAACATCCTCTAGCAACTGCTGTATGAGCATCCTCTATGTGTATAATTTCTGATATAGGTATTGGAAACTCATCTTGGTCAAATTGTTCGTTAAACACATCCAAGAATCCTTTTACCAATGAAGTTCCACCACCGATAACGATAGGAACAGCATTAGGAAAGTTAGGAACATTTTCAACACCTTCAAACTGAACTTTTAAATTAGTTAAAAGATAATTTATTAGGGCACCATAATAAGAACGAATAGCAATAAGTACATTAGCCTCATCTGTCTCTTCTTCATAAATATTTTGATAAGTAGCAGAAGATAAATCAAGTGTAGTTGATGTTTCTTTGATGTTAGTTACCTTAGCTTTTGATACACCTGTATCCATAGATACATTTTCATCAACCCAATCACCGCCACGACTTACACTAAAAGATAGGGCAGTCATCCCTTGATACATAACGGCTATGTTACACATTCCAGCTCCCATTGAAATGGCTACACCTGTTAGTTGAGTATCAACTAAACCTTCGTATCCAATGGCAACTGCCTCCTCTATCTTTTTTACGGAATACCCGTATTGTTCTATTATCGTTCTCAATACATCTTCGTGATATGATACTTCTCGTTGAACATCAATTGGTTTTGACGGAACACAATATACACAAGTTTCCCCATCTTTAGCATCCCCAAGTAACTCACCAATTATAGCATTCAATACCGGCAAAGAATCTTTTTCAGTCGGATTTAGTAAACCACTTTTCATAGGTCGTTTAAGTTCTGCTGTAGAGAATATTTGAGCGTAGTTAAAAGCGTGTTGTCCTACAATGTGTATTTTACCAGCTTTTTCGACAAAGGGAATTCCTTGTCGTTTTAACATTCTCTTGACTTGGTTCACCTCCCCATCGACAGTTAAGAATGCATTTCGTTGTTTTTTTACTACATCCTCTGTAGCAGCAATATAAAATGATGTTCCACAATCTAACCCTTTGGCCATCTTTAACCTCTTCTAAGTTGTTTAAGTTTTTCTTTTTGTGTTGACACTTTACCCCTAATCACTTCATCTGATTTTACAGATGACACCTTAGCTTTCTGTAATGATATGTTTTTTTTCATTTCAACATCAATGTGACTAGGTTTTGATTTTGGTGTCTCCACCTCAACTGCTGGTGTGTTTGACACAACAGTTGATACAAATTTTTTCCCACTTGGTTTGTAAAATAACTTTAATAATATTCCTATGATAAAACCGATTTGCCATAAAAAAAGTGAATAAAATACAAATTGTTCAGCCACTTACTTTTACTTTTTCTGTAATTTTTTCTTTTTATCTCTAAGTGCGTTATTCAGACCTACTAATCTAGCAACATCGTTAGTTGGCACTGGTCTTTTTTCTTTCAATTTATTTATTTTTTCTACATTTTTTGATATTCTATCATCGATACTTTTAGTATCAACTTCTTCTTTTTTGATATTTTTAGAAATAGCATCTCTTCTTTTCTTTAAGTATCTATCACTATCATCAACATCACCATCGTTATCGACATCATCATCTTCTTTACCAACAGGATCCATAGCTTCCTCAATATCATAGTATCTATTTAAAATATGTCCCATGTCTTCATATAAAGCACTTAATCTTTCGTTTACGGCATTGGCTTCAAGAGCAGCTTTTTTAAATTGACCTGTTAAACCTTTTAACTCTTTCATATTTCTTTTAACAGAAACAGAATCAAACCAATCATCGGTTTCACTTAGTACATGATTTTGAGCAGATTCGGCAATACCAACAAGTTGTTTAGCAACTTCAATAATACCATTGTCTTTGAAAAGTTGTCCACCTATCATCTGATAGTTTTTTACAGCCTCAATGACCTCGAACTTGTTTACCCCTTGCTCTCGTTCCTTAACTGGCACAAGGTCTTCTACTATTCCTAATAAACTAATATTTTTCATTTCAACACCCTCATTTTGAGCAATCTCGCTCCACTTCTGACTAATTTTTTCTTTGATGAATTTGTCTGCCAAATGTTTTTCTCTACCGTATTTGGCGTGTTCCCACTTCTTCTGTAAAGAATTAGGTAAATCTGTTTCACTTAAATTACTATTGATAAAAGAAGTAACTCTTCTAGCATCAACATTTCTTATTTTTCTATAACGAAACTCTTCTAATTTTTTTAACCAAGAGCGAACTTCTTTTACAGTTACTCGTCTATCAAGACTTTCACTTACACCTTCTTTTTTATCACCTCTGAAACTATACTTTTTGGTTCTGTCTTTATGAAACTTATTTCTGGCTTTTTGTTCCTTTTCCAAAGCTTTCTTGTATATTGCGTTTGCTTTTTTAACTAATGCAGATGGATATTTCCTTGTACCTTGATTCATTATAGACCTAACTGTAACTTCTTTACCGTTCTTCGGATTTTTTAATTTTTGTTTTTCAGCTGCATCAGTAGGTGTGTCTCGCATAAACTCTTTTAAAGTTTTATCCTCGTCAACTCTTTTGTATTTTTTTCCGTTATATGTAATTTGGTCTTTCATAATAATAAATATTATCTTATTTCATTTCCTTTGGGTTTAATATATAATCTCTAGCCTTATTAAGATAGTTAGCAGAAAGAGTAATCTTATCTGTCCACCAACTTGGTAATGATTGTTCTTCTGACATACTATTGAGTTTATTCATTATATCGTTGGCATCTTCAATAGATGTTTTTAATTTTCTTATAGCAGATGGAACATCAGTATGTCCATCTTCTTTTATTTGTTCAGGTGACTTAAACGATGTAGCATATGGATTGGATTGAACTTGTCCCATTGATACAGTTTTTTCGTTTAATAATTCTTTTAACTTAATCACGATTTTTCTTCTCAAAGTTTTTAAGTTTAACTTTAAACTCTATGATGTGTTTTTTATAAAGAGATGCTACTTCTAATGATTCTTTCTTTAAACCATCTTTTCCTAAATCTTTTATCAATAGTTTAACATTTTTTTCTAGTCTGCTGATATTATCATCGATATTAGAAAAGTATCCTCTAAAGTAATTTGGAATTCCTTCATTTAAAAAATCTTTTAACTTAATCATTTTTATACCTCTATGACTTTATATCGTCTGTTAGTTGAGTCAGCAGAATCTAGCTCTGACATTTTTGTGTTAGCATCACTTTGGTTATCATACTCCCAAACAGAATCACTTGAGTTAAGTTTAGCAGTCCAACCTTTTCCACCATTTGAACTAACACTATTGGCATTAGTTTCATTCCAAATCCATGCTGGTGTATCATCAGGTCTTGGCACTACTTCCATTACTACTCGATATGGCATTATTTAGTTACCTTCTTGACTTTTTCAATTGAACGACCAGCAAAGTAAGCAGCATACACAGTCATTAACAGAGTTTGATAAACAGGCACATATGCCTCACCTATTGTAAATTCACCCATGTTTCCATCAAATACACTTAGTATAACAAATACTGCAGTAAGAAATATTAATGTAATTGGTCTAATATTTTTACTTAACCAACTACCGTGTTTTAAATCGGCTTCCCAACGAGCAGATACTTGAGCTTGAGCCGCTTGTTCGGCTTGTGCTAATATCTGTGTAATCTTTTGTTTCGCTTCTTCCTTCTCCTCACCTGAAGTATGTAGGTCATCTACAATATTTCCGATGTCTTTAATCGCGTCACCACCAAGTAAACTACCAGCGGCCTTTCCTAATGTTGCTAAAAAACTCATAACCTTACTCCTTAATCATCCGCATGTTCTAAAAGTTTTACATCATCTTCGGCATTATTGAACCAAAAGTCAATCACTTTGGCAAACGAACCAACGAATCCACCTAACATCAGTAGTAGAATCTCCTTCCAACCACCCATGACATCAACACCACTACTCATAAACCAAATCATAAGTCCTAATATTGTGGCAAATAGTGAAACAACAACAATGCTAATTAACCATTTTTTGTTTTGTCTAAATTTAATTATCTCAATCAACTCTGTATTGATTTGATGTTTTTGATCTTGAATGTGCATTTCAGGTGTATCTAAAATACTTTTCTTTACTTCAGCCATAACCTATCTCCTAGAACTTTTTGTTTTTATCCATAAAATTTACACCATCATAGTATAAATTAGCTTTTCTAAATCCAGTTTTCATCGTAAAATGTCTTACGAAAAACCCTTTGTCTCTTGGTCTTATACCAATGACATTTAAATTTTTTCCTTTGATTTCATAACTTCCCTTTCCATTACTTCCACTATATGTTAATTTTTTAATCTTTTCCTCACCACTCATCTTCATAGCGTTGCCAGGTACATCATCTTTTTTAGAAACTTTAATTACAGCTTCTTTCTTAGATTTTAATATTTTTTTCTTTTCTTTATCTTTGGATATTTTTTTAATTTTTTTCATCAAATTAGGACCTGCTGGTTCTTCACCAATCTTCCCATCTATACCATATCCACAGGTTCCTTCAGCAAAAAATCCTATTTTTTCATATTCTTTTCTTACGACTGGTTTGTCTATAATGACAAGACTTTTTCCAGATGTTTTGTGTTTGACTTTTACTGTTTTACCTTTTTTATATGTAAGTCCTAAATCAGCTTCTTCAATGGATTCATTTAAATTCTTTTTCATATACTTTAATTGCAATTCCATATAATTCGCAACTTCAAGAAAATCTTCTTCATTTTGTTGTCTGTGATATTTAACTAAATTTTTTACCTCTCTGCCAAGAATTGGAATAAACTTTTTAGACATATTCCAACCTTTTGCTGATACAGCTTCATCCACAGATTCTTTAATTTTCTTCCCACCTTTACTCTTTATGATTTTTGCTATCTTTGGATTTTTATTTTTTATTGACCAGGTCATTTTGTTAAAATCAGGTTTTCCCTTAAATCCAGCTCTAGCCAGTAAAGCATCGAGTTCATCCAAGTCTTTATTGGTGCTACCTCGTTTGAGTTTGTATACGGCTTCATTCACATCCTCTTTCTTAATACAATTTCTGTATCTTTTACCAAACATGATTTTTGTCTTACGAGTTGGATGAGTCATATATCCTTTTTGACAAGCCTCACACAAACATAAATCTTCTAAAATGTTATCAACATATTCTTCTATCTCTTGTCTGATATCTTCTTTTTTTAATCGACTCTTTTCAGCTCGTCCTCTGTTTGTTGATTCTTTCTCAAACCCCACGATTTTTCCTCCCTTATGAGAAGCGTCTTTTCCATCTCCATTCCCATAAGTGCCTTTTTGTCGGTTGTATTTATTCAACTCGGCTCTGTATTTTTTAGCTTTTGTTGATGATTGAAATTTTTTGTATTCTGCCTTATAATCTCTATCAGCAGCCTCACCTAACTTACTCATCCACTCTAAACCAGGTATCTCGACATCCTTTACTTTGAATTTTTTCTCAAATTCTTTTTTGGCTTTTGATATCTTTTTTAAATGAGGTGGTAGTTCACCTGTTTTATCAAACTCATCTCTCATCTTTTTAATTTGTGATTTTGATAGAGACTCTTTTTTGACAGGTAAATCATCGTGTTTGGTTTTAGCATATTTTTTCACACTACTCTTCTTCATCTTTTTAGCAGCGTCTTGAGCAGCTTTGGAAAATTTACCAGCAGGTTGTTCACCCTTTTGGATAGACCGTACTATACCCATAAACTTCTGTTGTTTTTTAGATACAGACGGCATCGATTATCCCCTCATTATAGAGTTGATAATAGATTCGATTCTTGTTTCAGGTTTTTGTTTTTCTACACCCTCATTGACAGGTCTCATAAAAGCACCATGTGTAGATGGATTAGATACGAAATCAAAAGCAATAAGTTCGAAATCTGGTTGAACCTCAACAGTTCCATCTTCACCATTCTTTTCATTTACAGGTTCTACTGAACCTAATCCTCTTGATGAAATACCAAGTTTAATACCTGATTTAAATAGTTCTTTTAATATATTTCCACTTGGTGTGGATAGAACTTCTACAGTTCCTAAAAGGTCATCGCCATCCCAATGCATTTCAATAACATTATGTGACGCATTGTTTAAATTAACTACAGATGATTCTGGATGGTCGAGTTCTCCGAGTGCTCGTCTCTCACTAACTTGTTCTTCTAAATATTTAGAAACTTCTTTCAATAATACTTCTCGTGGGTAAACTCGACCATTTTGATTTTTAGATTCGGCTCTTTGTAGTACACCCTTTACTATTAAACGACCAGCGTTTTCTTTAATACTCTCATCAATTTTCTGACGAGAAATTTCAAATGGTCTTACATCTACTAATAATTTTTTATTCATTTTATTACCCTACGTTTCCTGTGTATACAAATGTTATATCACCAATAGAACCAGCAGCATCTGTTTGTCTCCAAGCAACCGGATTAATATCTAAACGAATAGGACCGGCAGCGTCATCCACAACTGAACCTGTTTCGTATGTACTAACACTACCAGATACATAAATAAAAGCATATGTTCCATTCATGTTTATCAAAACATGGTTTGGTCTATCTTGTATTGTTTCCTTATCAGGTGTTGTTGCTTTACCATAAGCACTTACCGGAATAGCTTTAGGTTGTTGTTTTTTACTATTATTAGGATCTGCTTCGTATCTTGACATTTATTTGCCTCCCCAAGAGCTTCGTTTTACCCAAATATCAAAAAGGATATCCGAGACTTCTTTTCTTATTTCTTTCTTTATCTTTTTCAAATCATCATTAGATAAAGCTTCATCAACAAACTTATATCCAGTTTGTTTCTCAATATTTTTCTTCCTCTTCTTTTTCATCCCTTTTTTACTAAAAGCATAAGGTGTTTGATAAGCATCGATACTAGCAGTTGTAGTTATCTCTTTTAACTTTTTACGAAATAAACTACTTGTCAATTCCTTAACTATGGAATCAAACTTTGTTGAGTTCTTTATCGAGTTCATAGTATCTCAGAAGTTGAACAACTGAATTATCATCAGTTTGTTTTGATTCATTTAAACAAAACTTATCAGCACAATTAATTGCTTCTTGTAATTTAATTTTTAATACCTTATCTTTTACTTTTTTAACTTTACCATTTAACTTCTTTTTAAGTTTTGGTATTTGTGTTTCTACAAATATAGAAAAGTTATTGGTATTAGAAATATTACTAATGTATTCTTTAAGAACATGTTTTTGTTCATCAGAAAGATTAGTATATTTTTTATTGAACTTTTCTAAAAGTGTTTTATAAGAAAGTATTCTTAAATCTTTATCTTTAAACTCTTCAGGTATATAAGATTTATTTTTAGTATGTTTTAAAGTAGTTACATTTTCTACTATAATAAAATAACTTTCAGTTTTCTCATCAGCTCCCATTTCGTTGATACCTTCAAATAATTTGTATACAGAAGCAAACACTTTGTAATTTGGAACTTTAGAACTGAATAACTGATTTACATCATAAGACTCTTTTATGGAAGCAATAATATTGTATTTTTCTCTACGAAGAACAGCATTATTTAATCTCCCCCTCTGTCTTATTACTTCAGATAAAAAGAAATCGGCTTTTTTATCCGACTTAAATTTCTTTGTCAAAATGAGATTATATAAAGCCAACTCTTTTCCTATCTCAGTATGTTCATTAAATTGACTTTTAATGATTTTTAGAGCTGGTGAATCCTTTTTTTTGTTTAAAACATCTACGGTGACTTGTCTTAAAAGGAACTCAAAAAGTAATCCCGTATTCCTCAATTTGCTATGCTTAAATTTGCTCATATAATATTCCAAAGTATTTTGATACAATTATTCATATATAAATATAACATAAATTAGATAAAGTGGTAAATTACTCTTTTATTATATTATCTTCACTTAACATAGATGGTTTCTTTTTAGGAAACTTATCTTTAAGTTGGTCTAAGATACCTTCACGAGCAACAACCGTACTAGCTTTTGATGTAGCAAGGGGTGATTTACCTTTAAATTCTCTTTTTCCATATGACCTATCAACATCTTTTAGACTTTCGTGTCCATATTTATCTTTCATATCTTCTTGGTCTTTAAAAGGATCTTTCTCACTTCCACCCCATTTGCCTTTTCTACTTACTTCAAAGTCGTCTTCTTCTCCACCACCCTCTTCTTCTGGTGGTTGTTCTGCTGGATCTTGTCCTTCAGTTTCGATTTGTTCCAATCTAAACTTCTGTTTTGTATCCTCA